ACGATACTAGAAACAACGGATGGTGTTCCAGGGCTTGTTGGTTCCTCAAACACACGCGATCCATGTGGCATATTACTTCACTCCCTCAAAGTATTCTATTACCTTTTTGTAAAACATTGATTCTACTGTTCCAGAATCATTCAAACGCATTTGAACCTCGCTTAACTTCTGAATAGGTACAAATAATTGTTTAAAAGCTGGACATGCTTCAAGATGATTCTCTACGTGTTTCGGATAACCACCTTTAAAAACAGAAAAACGTTGTACCCCTTTTACCTGAGGCCCAACGTATATTAATTGCTGTTCATTTTCTTTTGTCTTTTTAATTGCGTGACCGACTTTTTTAGGTGATGCCTTTTCAGATACTTCAATAGTCATCAAATACGCTCCTTTCCCATGCTACTTGTGGTAAATTAAACTGCACTACCATAGCACCATGCCACATCGGTTTCATTTGTTCTTCAAATAAAGATGTGATTATTTTACCTGTTAAAGCTGCTGCCCCAATTACTCGCTTTTTCATTAATGTAATTTTTATTCTGTTCATTACATTTAAGGTATCACGCCAGCCACGTTGTTCGTCTTTGCTATATGTTCCAACAACTAATCTAAATGTAGCAACATTTTCTTTATAAAGTTCATCATCTTCGTCCAAATAGCGAACAATAACAAATGGATAATCTTCTTGCTCTGTATCATCGCCTCTACGAGAAGATGTTGCTTTTGGTGGTAAATAGCCGTCATATACTGTAGGAGCTTTTTCGATATTTTCATCTTTGGTAGATAATCGCATTTCTTTCAATTCCTCATTTAGAAATGCAACTAGATTGTCTATTAAATCGATATTTAACATTTAGGTCACCCTCTAAGTAATCGGTTTAGTTCATGCTCTAGACGTTCATTAAGCACCGTTTGGCCACGTTCAATTATTTCTTCCGCTATTTCATCTTTACCCATCATCTGTGCAATTGAAGGACCATATAACCCTTTGATTGGCAATCGATTCTTGCCTACACGTGTAAATACATTTACATGTGAATTGCTCATTGTATTAACAAATCCATGCTTAATTACTTTTCGGCTACTACCTTTTTTTACACGAGCTCGCACAATTACACTCTCTGGAGAATTAGGTGTAACATCAAATTTCATTAATGGTGTAACAGGACCACTTGCTCGAATTTGAGCAGATAAATTGCTGGCTGTTGCATTTCGTATTTTTATACGTTTTTTTATGTCCTCAGCTTTCACGATATAATTTTTACGTATTAATACACTACTTCTTGTCTTTGCAGCTGTTGCAGACCTGTTAATGGCTCTCACTAATATGGTTTTTGCTTCTTTTGGCGTTTTCTCAAATAATTTTTCGATTCTTTCAGCATTATCAACACGTATTTGTATCATGCTGAAACCTCCTAGCTATCGTGGGCTGATAGGATAATTTTAATAACCCCATTTTGATCATAGGATTCTTCAACATAGTAACCATAGCCATCTAAAGTTAATTCGCTATCAATTTTCGGCACGTAGAAATCACTACTTTTCACATAAACCGTTTTAAAGATTTTAAAAACCTCTTGTGCAGCATCTAATTGTTCTCGTGTAAAGCCTTTTAAATCTTCTAAGCTACTGTCAACAACAATTAAATCTAATGTTTGCCCATCTAGTTCATGCTCATCTGCCATTTCATCGACATTAAAAAAAACGTTCAAATCCTCCAAAATGAAGTCTTTAAACGTTTTATTCATTGTGATCATCCTCTAGTAGCGCATCAGCTTTTCCTTGTTTAATAATAGCTTCGATAATATCATCTTTACGTGTTAAACCTGTTAAATCCACGCCGACTTCTTTTGCTTCACGTTTCAATTCTTCAGCATTGTATTCATCATCAAGTGCTGCTCGTAATTCCTCGAATACATCAGGTGGAATTACTTTAACATCATCAGCCACTTGTTGCTTTTTCATTTCTTCCTCAGGCGTTATGACATACTCTGCAGACTTTAATCGTACTAAACGTTCGGATTCAGAATCTGTCAGACCGTCAATAATAGCACCTTTTTTGTATGCGACATCATTATGTCGGATGGTATGTTTTGCTCTAATCATTAGCTATTCCCCCTTACAGTACTTTAGCTACAAACCAACTATTTACTTCTTTTGGAATCGGTAATGGTTTTGAGCTTAATTGTAGAATTTTACGTGCTGGGCGTTTTTCAGTCCAAGAATCTGGCACTCGGTCTGCTTCATAAGTCATTAACTCATCGTCTTTTGCAATTGTAATAGCAGCATATGCCATTGAAAAATCGGCTTCTGTAGCTAATAAAGCAATCGTTCCATCAGGAACCATTGGTTTCACTTCATTTTTCAAATCATCAAAATACGTTGCAGCATATTCATAAATGCGTCCAACGCCAGCAATAGTTCCAATATATGTTGCACCATTTGGCAGATTTTCAGGCTTGAATTCACCAATGTTTACATTTCGAACATCTAATAGCTTTAAGATTTCTTCGTCCTTCATAAGTGCGTCTGTTACATCTGGAGAAATAACAACCATATCTGTATTAACGAAGCCAGTTTGTTGCACTTGTCTTACCCAGCGTTTTAAATCTGCATATTTTTGAGATGTAGATGCGCTCCATAAATTTTTGCCAGAAAGCGTTTCACGATTTGTATGGCCAAAAGTAATAACATGATCCACACCTTCGCCTTTAACCTCGATTTCCCCTTCAAAAATCGCTTGTGCACACATTACTTCTTCACGGCGAGTAATCATATCATCCAAGTCTTGTAAATCCTTTACAAGTTTAGCTGCTGCACGTTCATCAGGTGTTCGACTAGAATACAGATTTTCACCCATCGATCTATTTTGTAAATCTGCTGCAGTAGTAATTGTAGTAGGCGATACCAAAGGTGGTTCAAATGTTGCTGTACGATAACCGCTGTTTTCAACGACTTTTCCACCGATTTTTTCACTAACATACGGTGCTACTTTTGCACGTCCCTTTTTGATGTCAACATCAACACTTTTTGTCGGTGAAAGTTCTTTTTCAGTAAAAAGCGTATCACGTAAAAAAGTAGTTACTCGCGGCATACGCTCTGAGAATTTTAGCATTGTTCGAGTTTCAAATAAGTTTACTGCCATTTGTTATTCCTCCCCTTGTGGATCTGCAGGTACTGTATTTCGTAATGTAATCCCAATATTACTTAACGCTTTTTTATAAGCTACAGGGTCTGCACCTTCTGGAATGATGATTTTTCGTGCGTTAAATTCCCCACGTTTATATCCTACTGCTGCCTTTGTTTCATCAGTATCTGTAGCAACAGCATCTGCCATAATGCCATATACATCTATTGCTACACTTTCTGTTTTCATGGCAACTGCTTGACCACTTTCATTAAGTGCAAATACTTGGCCAACTGAAAGTTCTTGCTTTGATGCTACAATAATAGGCTCTGTTACAACATCTGATTGAAAGCCTGCTAATAGATTTTCAAATTCTAAAATCGGCATACTACTTCACTCCTCCTATTACTTTATTTACAAGATCATCCACTTCTGCATCTTCATTATTTTTAGGTGCTTCTGTAGCTTCGATTTGATTTAAAGGTGCTGCATCTGTAATTCGAGCCTGTAGATTGGCTGTTGTTTGCTCTTTTTGAGCTTTTAGAATTTCCATCGCTGTGTCTGCAGCTGAAGCACCTGTTTCAAATTTTGCTTTGTTTACAATACCATCCATGCCAGGTTGAGCAATATTTTCAATGTCCTTAATACGCTGACGCTCATTGTTTACTGCTTCTTCAGCAATTTGATTAACTAGCTCTGGATGCTCGTTTTTTAATGTTTTCAAATCCATCTTTTTATTTCCTCCCACGTTTTCAGAAATTGAATTCATTGTTGTATTAATAGGGTCTTGTTTTAACTGTTGCCGCAATTTGTCCAACACATTTTTAGGAATTGCTCCTTCAACTAACGCTGGATGCTCGATACTTGCTACAGCATCAATCTCATCTTCAAACATGATGGTATCTATAAAACCATTCTCTTTTGCCTCACTAGCAGTCATCCAAGTTGTTTTGTTCATCATTTGCAGTAATTCGGCTTCTGTTTTAGACGTCTTAGAGCGATAAGCATTTGTAATTGTCTGATTGACCTTTTGCAAAAAATCACTTGTAGCATCCATTTCGTTGTAATCACCCTGAGCACCTGTTGTTGCGTTATGAATCATTAACTGTGCTACTGGAGACATTTCAACATGTTGTCCGGCCATCGAAATTACACTTGCTGCACTTGCAGCCATCCCTACAATTTGAACCTTTACTTTTCCGCTAAATGCTTTAAGAGCTGTGTAAATCTCTGCTGCAGAGAAAACAGACCCACCACCTGAATTTACAACAATAAGCAACTCTCCATCTTTATTTTGTATAGCACGATCCACCGCCTTGTTTACCTTTGCTGGGCTAGTTGCAGGGATTTCAAACCAATCGTAAATCCATTGGTCACTATCATTGATAATTGGTCCTTTAATTTCAATCTTCATTTTTATTCACCT